GGATATGTGGGTAAAGAAACCTGATGAGATTTTAAATAATTCACACAAGATCCTTTCAGTATTTTGTCAGCCATTTAAATGGTTGCGTAAATATAAAAAGCTAACTGACGAGCAGAAGTTTGAAATACTTAAAAATGTTCCTGTTTCAGTAGCTTATCCTTTAGCGGTTTTTTTTTGCAATCTCTTCAGCAACTTAATAGAAAGTTTGCCGGACTATTTACAACAACAGTCGCAGCAACTGATGAAGGAAGCACAAGAGTTAGTCCTGTCGAATTCCCAAAAGAATTAATGTGGTTTCAAGTATTGGACAACCTTTCAAACAACGACAGAACAAAGTGGGATTACTTTTTAAATATGAATGTGATAGCGTTTTTAAATACGCTTCAATACTATCGGATAAAGGAAAAACATTTAGACCATCAAAGAAGGTTAATGCGATATGGCAGTAGATAAAGATTTGATTGATTCGTTGGTTAATGGCTTTGGGGTTGAAAGATCTCAAGTTGAACTATCAACTGATTTAATCGATGTTGTATTGCAAAAATATATTAAGAAGTGGCAGGATAATTTAACTAAAAATAATCACAGAGCAACTGATAACCTATGGCAATCATTAGGTTCGGATAAAGGTGCTTATGGTTTTAAAGTTGAGAAAACAGGTCAGGGAATTACTCGAATAGTTTTGATGTTGCCTGATTATTATTCATATACTGACACAGGTAGAGAACCAACAAGTAAAAATGGATCAGGTATAGTCAGGAAAAAATTACAAGGATCAAACGGATGGATTGCTAATAAAGGATTAATTGGTGGAAGTGGAAAGACAATCACAGGTACATATAAGTTAAAAGATGGAACGATTAAAACATATACTCGTAAACTTACAGCAGCGCAATGGAATAAACAATTGTCATTTCTAATTGCTCGTAAGATTCATCAAAAAGGTTTTAAAGGTACAAATTGGTTTTCATCAGAGATTACAGGATTCACAGCAGAAATTAAAACAGCGATATTTGAATTGACTGGTCAGGTTGCTCAAGTAGCGTTTCAAAAAATAGTTTAATATGGCGATAACAGTTAACGAAACACCAGAGAATAGATTCAATCCGATTACAATACCTACCGAGTTTTCGGTAAGTTCAAACAATGTAAATCAATCTAACTTTAAATACGTTTGCGATGTTTATGTTGATGGTGAACCTACATACTACCGAATGAAGCAATCACCTCATCCAACAAATGGATATTGCGTGTTTGATGTTAGTGGTATACTTAAATCTTTTGTGTCATCAGATCCTCCAAGTGATGGAACAAGGATTGAATTTTATCATGCTTCAAATAGTTACAAAAACTATACGTTAAAGTTTGGTGAAGAGTATGGAGCATCATCCGCAGTTGTTGTTTATCCCAACCTTACAAGTTTAACTTCTAACTTTTATGGAGTTATCAATGCAACTCTTGACTTTGATCAATGGGCAGGTGATTTTAGAACAATGGATGATTACACAATTTTAAATTCAACAAAGAAGTTTTTAACTAATGCTCCAACAAGTCAAAAAGTTTATACTGATACAAGAGCTTATTTATATTTTCTAAATAATACAGCAGCATCAAATGCAGCAAGTTATGTTGTTTATACCGGATATGATTCTAATGATGTAGCAACTGTTAGTGTTCAATTTGATACAGCATACAATGAAGATCAACGCATTCAGTTTGTAGGTGTAGGATATAAAAATGTTGAACTAATCACAAATAGTTTACCCGGATATTCTGCATCAATTGGAACTGTTCCATTTTTCACATCTCAAAGCGTAGTTAAATATACTGTTCAATTATTTGATTCAAGTAATCAGGCATTGACTGAAGTTAGAACTTTTGTGGTTGGAAATGAATGCAATGTTGGTGATACTTACCAATTGATATTTCAAAATAAGATGGGAGGTTATGATACATTCAGCTTTACTGCACCATCGGATAAGAGTTATCAAATTACTACTCGTGATATGTTCAAGAAGAAATTCGGTGAATGGATTTTAAATAAATATGAATACAAACCATATCAAAGAGGTACAACTCAATACAACACAATATACAAAGACCAGATAGTTATTAAATCCGATTGGTTAACCGAAGAAGAATCCGAATGGTTGCATGAACTTGTAACCTCACCAGATGTTTACATGGTTATCGATGGTAGGGAAGAATTACTTGCGATTAACATTATCGATGCTCAATATCAGGTCAAGCAATACGCAAAAGACCAATTATTCAATCTTCAATTAACGATTGAGAAATCATTCAACAGATACAGACAACAATTTTAAGTTATGATAAAGACATCATTTTTTTTAGAAGGTCAAGAAGTAGATTTAGATAGTGATGTTGTCATTCCATTGAATTATGCCATTGCCGATGTTCGTAATCCTGAATCAAAGAACTCTAACTTTTCTAAAACGATTAGCTTACCGGGTACTGTAAACAATAATGAGATATTTTCGTTTTTATTTAATACGTCTGTTACTGTTAACTCATCAGGTACTTATCAATATGATTTAGGTTTTGATCCAAACTTAAAAAGCGAATGTGTTATTCTTTACGAAGGTGCGGAGATATTTCGTGGATATCTTGAATTAAATAAGATTGTAAAGATTGATGATTACCAAGTAAGATATGAAGTTACTTGTACCGGAAACCTTGTTAACTTATTCTTTAGCGTAGGCGAAAAGTTTTTAAGTGACATTGATTTAAGCGAGTATAACCATCCATATACTTACCACGTTCAAAAGGCATCATGGAATAACTATATCTACAAAAACGGAAGCACTCAAGCTTTTAATTATGGAGATGGTTATGTTTATCCATATATCGACTACGGAACAAATAACGATAGCGATTGGAAGGTAACTGATTTCAAACCTGCGGTGTATGCTTACACCATAATGAAAAAGATATTTGAAACGGAAGGATTTACTTGGAGTTCTACGTTTTTAGAATCTGCTTTATTTAAAAAGTTAATCATTCCTTACACGCAAGGAAATTTAAATCTTTCAAATACTGAAATACTTGATAAAACTTTTCAGGCAAGTTCAAATGCTGATCAAACACTTCAACATACTTCATGTGTAATTACAAATCCATGCGCTGAAGTTTGGACTTTATCTTTTCAAAACGATTCAACAGGTGGAAACTTTGATCCGGGAAACGTATATGATAATATCAATAATATATTTACAGCTACCGATGATAATCAATACAATCTAACAGTAAGAGGTAACATTAAAGGTGCAATCTTTCGTTCAACTGCTACCTATACTTTAAATACTTTACAACCGATTCACATTGGTTTAATTCAAATAATAAAAGCTAATAATACTGGTGCAACAACTTTAGTAAGTTTACCTGTTTATATTCACGCTGCTAATGCGACTAACTTACAAGCTAACGCAATAAACATTAGTACAGGATATAATCATAACGTAGCAATACCATCAGGAACTTATTTTAATTTGGGAAGCTATACATACTTTGAATGTAATGTAAGTGCTTTTTTAAATCAAAATGATGAGGTTAGAAGTGAGTTTACTATTATTAATAATCCTCTTCAAACTGGATTTACTTTAAGTTTTAATGATTATGCTACATTTACTTTTGAAGCAGGTTTAAAATATAAGGCAACATTAGCCAATGTTAGTTTAGTTGAAGGTGGAACAGTTGATATGTCAAGCGTTTTGCCTAATCAAGTAAAGCAAAAAGATTTTATATCGTCAATTATTAAGATGTTCAATCTTTACGTTGACCAAGATAAAAGTAAGTCAAATAACTTCATCATTGAACCTCGCGATGCTTTTTATGCTTCATCAGGAACAACAAGGGATTGGACTTACAAACTTGATATGTCAAGGGATTTGGAAATAATTCCAATGGGTGAACTTGATGCTAAAACATATCACTGGACTTACAAAGATGATGCGGACTATTACAATCAAAAATATAAAAAAGATTATGGGTATAATTATGGTCATAAGTTGTATAGTGTCCGTAATGATCATCGCAAAAATGAGCGAAAAACGGAAGTGATATTCTCACCTACTCCAATAGCGGATAGGAACATGAATGACCGAGTAGTACCTCGAATCTTTGAACTTACAACGGCAGGAGGTATTCAACCTAAAACAGGTAACATTAGAATACTTTACTACGGTGGTGTAAAGACAACGACATTTGGTTGGAATTATTATACTACATCAGGCGGTGCATTACTTCAAACAACTTATCCTTATTCTGGTCACTTGGATGATGTAAGTTATCCTACATTGGACTTGTCATTCGGAATGCCTATTGAGGTTTATTATACTGCAACTGCTTATACTGATGGTAATTTATTTAATCGCTATTGGAAGAAAATGATTGATGAGATTACTGACAAGGATTCTAAAATCATTCGTGGTTACTTTCATTTAAATCCGTTGGATATTAATCGTTTGGACTTTAGAGATATTTATTACTTTGAACGTGATTACTATCGTTTAAATAAAATAATCGACTATAATCCTGCTGAGGTTAAACCAACCTTATGCGAGTTTCTAAAGATTAAAGAATCTCCATCGTTTAGTCCGACAAGCGGAACGATTACAGGTGGAAATACTGATACTGGCATTGGTTTAGATGGCGCAGTTGTTTACAATCCATTTGCTGACCAATTTAATAACCAAAGGACAGGACAACTTCAGTCAGGTATTGAAAACATTATTGATCCATCAGCACGAGGTATTATTGTAACAGGTCAAAATAACTTTGTAGGATATACCAATGGCGCATCGATACTTGCATCAAGCGGTGTCACTATTTATCCGAATAGTTACAATGTTAATGTGATTGGTTCATCAGGAGTTACTGTTTATCCGGGAACTACCAATGCAACAGTCATAAACTCATTTGATACATCGATTACTTCCGAAAATAGCAATCAAACCATAATCAATGGAACTATATTTGGTTATGATACTATTCTTTGGAAGGATGATACTTATTCCTTTTTAGTTACTGATGCAGGTAAGTTTGCAATCTTTGAACTTGGCGCAAATACTCCATGCTATCTTCCATCACCTAATGTTATTACTGCTGGATGGACTATTGAGATTAAAAACGATAACAAATTAGGATATAACTTAACTGTAACAATAACATCAGGAACAACTACACCTGCTTGGTCACAAGGTGACGGAACAACTGCAACAACTCATGTTTTATCTAATGGTGATTCATTTAGATATACTTTTTACAATAATGTTTGGTATATAAGATAAATAAAAAAAATTAAAATGGCAGAGAAAGTAGTCATACCAATAGACATACAAATTAAAAATCTTAATGCTGCTGAAAGCGTTGGTGCTTTAAAAAATGGCATTAAAGAATTAACTAAAGAACTTGAGAAACTTCCTCAAGGTAGTCAAGAGTTTAAAAATACGGCAGCTGCAATCGGTAATGCAAAGGATAAGCTTGCCGACATGAATGAGGAAATCGTTCAGACAACTACAAAGGCAGGTAAGTTTCAAGCAGTTACTGGGATAATGTCACAATTGGCAAGTGGATTTGCATTAGCTGAATCTGCTATGGCAATGTTTGGAGGTGAAAGTGAAGTTGTAACTCAAGCACTTCAAAAGGTTCAGGCAGCTATGGGAATGGTTGGTGCAATAAAGGAACTTGAAGGTATTGGTGATGCTTGGAAAAACTTTAGTTCAGTAATAAAAGATTTTGATAAAGCAGCAGTTGAAACTTTAAAGAATTTTAAAAATAAAGCACTTGATACTTTTAAATCTATTTCCGAAGTAAAGTTTAGTGATGCAATGTCCATGATGAAAAATGGAATTGTAAATTTTGCGAAAAGTGGGATTAGTGCTTTACGATCATTATGGGCAACCATGCTGGCAAACCCAATCACAGCGATATTAGTTGGTTTAACTGCTTTAGGTGCTGCAATTGCTTATTTAGTAACTCGTGAAGATGAAGAAACAAAAGCATTAAAAAGAAACATTGATGCTCGTGAAAAATCAATGGCTCAATTAGAAAAGGAAAATGAAGCAATAAATAGAGCAGCCAAATTTAGAATTGATTTAGCAAAGGCAGAAGGAAAAAGTGAAGAAGAAATTTTAGAATTAGAAAAAAAATCAGCACTAGAAAGAATTAAACAATTAAATAAATTAAATGATGAAAAAAGAAAAAATTTAAACGATTTAAAAAAATTAATTAGTGATGCTGATGATGACGAAAGAGAAGAATTAGTTAAAAAGTATAATGAAAACATTGAACTACTTGATAAAAATAAAAAGGAAATTCAAGATATTGAAAGAGATTACGCTGTAAAATATAAACAACTACAAACTAATGAACGTAAAAAAGAAGAAGAAGCTCAAAAGGCAGCAGATGAAAAAGCTAAAGCAGCAGCAGAAAAAAGAAAACAAGATAGATTAAAAGAAGCTGAAGATGAAAAGAAAAGACAAGAAGAATTAAGAGCTGGTATTGAAAAAAATCGCCTTGAGGAATTACAAACTTTAGAGAATCAACGTAAAGATTTAGAAAATCATAATGAACTAACTTATGAAAAGAAAGTTGAATTTGAGAATGCTAAATATAAACTTGAAACTGAAAAAGCAGGATTAATTTATGAAGAACTTGAAAAGTTAAGAGTTGAGCATGATGCTAATTTAAAAGCTATTGATGAAGAAAAAGCAAAAAATGAAAAGGAAGCTAATGAAAAAAGAATTGCCGATGAAATAGCAGCAGAAGAAGAATATGATGCCTATATAAAGGATATAGAAGCTAAAAGGTTAGAAAGAAAAAAAGCTATTAAAGATGCAGAAGTTCAATTATTAATTGATTCATTAAATTTAGTATCAGCAATTACAACAGAATTTGCAGGTAAAGATGAAGCATCACAACGTAAAGCATTTGAAATAAATAAAAAAGTTCAGTTAGCTTTAGCAACTATTGAAATGATTAAAGGTGTTCAGTCAGCTTTTACTGCTGCTCAAGCTTCTCCATTTACTGCTGTGTTTCCTGGATATCCATACGTTCAAGCAGGTCTTGCTGCTGCTTATGGATTGATGAACATTCGCAAAATATCTCAAACTAAATTTGAAGGTGGAGGAGGAGCAGGTGGTGGAATGGCTGATGCAGGAGCAGGAGCAGGAGGAGCAATGTCAGCACCTTTACAAAACGGAGTAAATAATACTTCAACTAATTTAAGTAATTTAGCACAAGGTCAACAGGAGCAAAAACCGATTAAAGCTTATGTACTACAAACCGATGTAGCTAGTGAGGATCAAAAAATGAAAGCAATTGAAAATAAAGCAAAAATAGAATAACATGGAAAAATTACCTTTTTACAAATTAGTCATTGATGAGAATGACACAAATGATTCGGGTGTTAACTTTGTCGCACTTGTTGACCAACCTGCTACCGATAAAGTATGGATGGCATTCAACAAACATTATCAGTTCAAATCAACTGCACCTGAAAAGCGAATTATATCCGGAGCATTAATGGTCGCTAACTTACCAATCTACCGAGAAGATGCAAAGCTTGGTCAGTATTATGTTGTCTTTGATAAAGAAACTATATTTAAAATAGTTAAAAAGTATTTTCGTAATGGATTTACTTCAAATGTAAACATGATGCATGATCCTGAAAAGAAGTTAGAAGGTGTCTATATGATTGAATCAATGATTATCGATAAAGATAGAGGCATGACTGCACCTGCAGGATTTGGTGACTTGCCTGATGGTTCATGGTTTGGTACATTCAAAGTTGACAACGACGAGATATGGGATAAGTTTATTAAGACCGGAACTTTTACAGGTTTCAGCGTAGAGGGACTTTTTAAACAAGAATATGTGGTTGATGCAACAGCGCAAACGCTTGAAAATCTGCATGATAGGATTGCTAAACTACGCAAGGAAGTCAACAAATTGTTACAAATTAAAAACAAATAACACTTTAAAATAATGATACCCGAAAATACATTATCCGAACTAAAAGCACTCATTGAAGATACTAAAAAGTTTTTCTTTGGTGAGGCGAAAGCTCAAAAGTTTGCGATGGAAGGTACATTGCCTGATGGCACAAAAGTCATGATTGACGCAGCAGAAATAAATGTTGGCGTTCCTGTTATGGTTGTTGATGCTGAAGGTAATACTGCTCCAATCGCTGATGGCGAGTATGAAGTGGTCATGGAAGAAAAGTACATGATTGTAACAGTTGGTGGATTGATAACAGAAGTTAAAGGTGAGAATGGTGAAGCAATGATGCCAACCGAAGAAATGCCTGTGCCTACTGAAGAAGTACCAACTGAACCTGTAGCTACCGAAACTGCAAAGGTAGATGATGAAAAAATTAAAATGCTTGAAGAAAGAATCGCAAAGCTTGAAGCAATGTTGAGTGAATCAGCACAACTGCAAAGCGAAGAAGTTTCTAACTCAAAGCAAATCGTCATTAAACTTCAAAGCCAAGTTGAAAAACTTGAGAAGTCAAGTGGCGATATTATCAACATTGTGGAAAAGCTTTTGAACTCTCCTGCTCAACCCACAACTCACAAACCAAAAGAGAAAACCACTGCTCAATCAGTTGGTTCAATCGAAGAGTTCAGAAAAAAATACATGAATTAAAAAAAATTTAAAAAAAACAAAACAAAATGTCATTATCATTAGACCTAACAGCTTATGTTGAAGAAAACAAAGCTGACCTTATCTCCAAAGCAATCTTGGGAGGTAAAACAATGGAATTAGTTGATGTTCGTTACGGAATAAAATCAACTGAACAAATTCCAACACTTGAATCTACTGCTCCTTTTCAAGCAGGTGCAAATTGTGGTTTCACTTCTTCTGGTACTACTACCATCAGCAAAGTGCAAATTGCAACTTCTCCTATTAAAGTAGCTGAAGAAATTTGTTTGCAAGACCTTGAGGCTTACTTTACTCAAAAGTATCTTCCTGCAGGAGCAAAACCTGAAACTGCTACTGTTGCACAAGACATTATCAATCGCAAGGTTGCTAATATCGCAAAGTCAGTAGACCAAGCTTTGTGGCAAGGTAAAACTACCTACACTAACTCAACTGTATTAAAAGCCATCAATGGTTTCTTATCTACAATTGATACTGCAGGTACTGCTGTTGCTGCTACTCAACAAGCTTCAATTTCTTCATCTACTGTACTTGGTATCTTTGAAGATATTTACACAAAAGTTCCTGCTGCTGCAATTTACAATGAACCTGTTATTGCTTTCTGCGGTATGGACACTTTCCGTATCTTGTTGAATAAGATTACTTCAACTTATGGATTTTATGGTAATTATACTACCGATGCTGCTGCAGGTTCTTGGTCATTAGTTTATCCCGGAACTAATATGCGTATTCAAGCAATCGGTGGAATGAATGCCGATAATTCAGTTGATACATCTGTTCTTCCAACTGCTGTTAAGAATCGTATCATTGCAACTTATGGTTCAAACTTGGTTGTAGGTACTGATTTAGGAACTGACATGACTCAAATGGATGCTTGGTATTCTAAAGACAACCAAACTTTCCGTATGTTAACTCGCTTCCGTTTAGGTGTAGCAGTTAAATGGAATGATCACGTTGTTCAGTATACAAACTCCTAATAATTAACAATGGGGAGGGGTAACTCTCCCCTTTAAATTTTAAAAACTATGGCTTGTAATTTTGTTGAAGGTTCTGCTCTTTATTGTAACGATGGCATCGCTGGTATTCAGAAACTTTGGTTGACTGAATGGAGCAATGTGCCACAGGGTACAATTACTGAGACAAGTGGAACTATTACTGCATTAACTCAAAATGCAGGCACAAAATTTTGGCTTGTTGACCTTGCGCCTGAAAATGGTTCTCTTACTGAAGCCATGACGGGAGGTCTCAACGTGCCGAATTTTTGGACTCAAACATTGACATTTACTGTCAATAAACCTACTGCTAAACTTCGTAACTGGATGAAGGTTGCAATACAGAATCGCCTTATGGCTTTGATTCTTGATTCTAATGGTACTTACAAAATGGTTGGATTAACTCGTGGAGCTTACATCCCATCTATTAGTGTAACATCAGGTAAGATGGCTTCTGATTTTAGCGGAGCAACAATTACCATAGAAGCAAAAGAACCACAAGAGGCGATGTTTGTATCATCATCGGTTGTTACTGGACTTTCCACAGGTTCTTAAGGTTGTTGTTTGTTTCATCCGTTGGTAGCCCGATCCCGTAAGGTCGGGTTATTTTTTTGTAACAAATTGAAGGTTTATAGCACTTTAAAATAGGATGCAAATAATCACTCGTTCAACTAATTCAACTTTAGTTTTTACTCTTAAGGAAAAGCAAACATTAACTTCGCCTTATTGGTTATTTGAATTAAAGTTTAGAGGTGATGGTACGACAACTAAATACTTTATTGCATCCGATGTAAGTTCATTCCCTGATAGATTCAATAAATTCTTGGTAACTGAAGTTGAAGCAGGAAATGAAATACTTACAAGTGGTACAATTAATTTAAAATATATCGGTGAATGGCATTACCGCATATTTGAGCAAACATCATCTTCAAATCTTGATCCTGTTAACGTGACAAGTGAAGTTGAAAATGGAATTGTAAGAGTAATTGGTTCAACTGCATCAAATCCATCAACGCATCAAATAAGCCAAACATCATATATGTATAATCCATCTGCGACATGAAATTTGTAAATTTAGCTTTTAACACAACCAATCCTCCGGTATTTAAAGAGGTAAAAGATTTAGAATGGATTACATTTGGAAATGAAAGACCTTGGCTTAATCGCTATCCTGACTATTTAATTTCATTATATCTTCGTTCGTCAAAGCATCGCACATTACTTGATACAAAGTCATATTATTTAACAGGTAATGGAGTAACAATTGATAAAGAAGGATTAACAGTTGAAAAGCAGTCATTCTTAATTGATGCACTTAAAAACATTAATGAGAACGGAGAATCAATCAGCGACATACTTGAAAAGGTTGGAGTTGACTTTGAATTATTTAATGGAGCATATTTAGAAATTAACTGGCATCGTAACAAAACAACTTTTGATGTTACTCATATGCCATTTAAAAACTTGCGTATATCTAAAGAAAAAGACGGATATTTTTACAGCGAAGATTGGAGTAAGCCAAAGAATGACCAAACCAAAGAGAAAACAAAGTTTGAATTTATTCCACTATACGATAAAGAAAATCCTGTTGGAAAACAAATTTATCCTTTGATTGCTTATGATCCATCATTGGAATGGTATCCTCGACCTAATTATTCTCCTGCCATTTGGGCTTGTGAGGCAGATTACGAGATTGGTAATTATCATATCAACGATATTAAATCTGGTTTCTACGTTGGTACTATTATCACTTTCATTGGTAAACCTACTGCTGTTGAAATGGAAGAGGTTGAAAGACAAATAAAGCAAAAGTTTACAGGTACTGATAGAGCAGGTTCATTATTGCTTCAATTTACTCGTGATAAAGAAGGTGCGCCTGTTATTTCTCGATTAGAACCTGATAGCTTATCACAAAAGTTTGAAGTATTAAATACAACAGTTAAGAAAGAATTATTTTACGCTCACAAAATGAATCCGATGTTGATTGGTGACAAAACCGAAGGTCAACTTGGTGGGCGTACAGAGATAATTGAATCACATGAGTTATTTAAAAACATTTATATCAAACCTCGTCAGTTAAAGATTGAAAAGTGGATAAATGCTTTATATGTTGAGCAAGGATTTGACAATCGTATTAAGTTAAAAGAGGCACAACCTGTGATGCCATTTGATTTCGCAACAGTTAAGGATGTGTTGAGTGTAAATGAGATTCGTGAGATGATTGGCTTTCATAAAGTTGAAGAAAAAGAAAACGAGCAACAATTTGCTTCACATGAAGATAGGTTAGTTCAAAAAGCTTTGCATTTGTTTTATCAATCAGGTGAATTAAAGTCAAACTTTGAGATATTTGATTCAGCAAAGGTTGATGTGCATGGTGCTTTTAGCTTTGCATCTCAAGAAGATGAATTAACTACACTCGAAAAAAACATATTATCATTACTTCGCAAAGATCCATTAATTGATAATAAGACATTGGCTAAAGTTTTGGAAAGTACACCGAAACGAGTTGAAGAAGCGATGCAGTCATTAAGTGATAAAGAAATAATTAAAATTGATAACATTAATCAAGAGGGTGACGAGGTTAGAAAGGTTAAAGTTTATCAGGAAGGTAAAAAAGCAAGTAAGGAAACTGAAATGACAGGAAAAGAGATTAA